TTTTTTCAAATAATGCATGTAGAACACGAACAACCGTTTTATCAATTAAGTAATTTGCCAGTTTATAAAATGAGATGTCAATTGTTTGAATACACTGGTGAAGATATGGATACAGGTGTTGATGTATTAGATAATCTAGAACTCAAATACGCATACAGATATATTTTATCGTTAACTAGTTTAACTGGTAGTTCTTTTAAAGTTGGTGAAACAATTACATCACCAAGTGGTGATACTACAATGAGAGGCGAAGTTGCAAAATATTCTGATTCTGATGATAAGTTACATATTATACATGCAGGAGCAGATGATGGTAAATACCACACTTTCGCTACCAGTGCTACTGTTACTGGTTTAACTACGGGTGCAGAAGGAGTCATATCACTTGTTGTTGAAGATAATCAATTATCTGAAAACGAACAAAATGCAGATTTTTCAACCGGAGCAGATTTTATCGATTTCAGTGAATCTAATCCATTCGGCGATGTGAGTAATAACTAATGTTTGGTGGACACTTTTATCATTCAAAGACAAAGAAAGCAGTTGCTTTATTTGGCAGATTGTTTAATAATATATATGTTGTGAGACAAAATTCTGCAGGAGCAGTTATAAGCCAGCTTAGAGTTCCATTAGCATATGCGCCTAGGCAAAAATATTTAGAAAGAATAAGAGAGAATCCGGATTTAGTAAATGATACTCAAGTTGCTATTAAACTTCCAAGAATGTCATTTGAAATTGTATCTTTAACATATGATGCTCAAAGGCAATTAGCTAAAGTTGGAAATTTTACTACAAATTCATCAACAGGTGAAGTAAATAAAAGACAAAAGTTTTTTAATCCAGTTCCTTATTCAATAAATTTTCAATTAAATGCATATGCTAAATCACAAGATGATGCATTACAAATTGTAGAACAAATACTTCCTACATTTAATCCACAATATGCATTAACTATTAAACCATTCGCAGCTGAGTATCCTGATTTTAAAGAAGATGTGCAAATTATAATACAAGGTGTTTCTTTTTCAGATGATTTTGAAGGAGCGATGGAACAAAGAAGAACAATAATTTACAGTTTGGACTTTGAGATGAAGATAAGTTATCATGGTCCAATTGCAGATACCAGCATCATACGCGATGCTCGAGCGAAGATATTCGACATCAATGCAGGACTTAGAGATTCTGATATAGGATTAGAAACAATAGTTGTTACACCTAATCCAGCAGATGTTATAGGTTTAGATGACAGTACCTTTGGATTTTCAACAGCAATTTTAGATAGTGCGAGTTAACAATGTATGAATATAGATGTAAAGTAATAAAAATAATTGATGGCGACACAGTAGATGTTGATATTGATTTAGGATTTGGTGTATGGTTACGAAATGAGCGAATAAGATTATATGGAATTGATACACCAGAATCAAGAACACGAGACTTAGAAGAAAAAAAATATGGTTTGGCAGCAAAGAAATTCTTAACTGGAATGCTAGATGATGAAGGCGGTATTATTCTTAAAACACAAAAAGATGCAGAAGGTAAGTTTGGTAGAATATTAGGAGAGTTGTGGAGAACAACAAACTATGCCGATCAATCTATTAATGATTACATGATTGAAAAACATCACGCTGTAAGATACTATGGTCAATCAAAAGATGATATAGAAAATGAACATGTTAAAAATCGTGGATTGGTAACTTTACATGAGTGATAAAAAAGATATGGAAAAGTTTTTTCCGCCTGAAGAAAAAAACATTGATAATGATTATAAGTATTCTCGAGATACTTACTATGAATTAGTAGAAAAAGGAAAACAAAGTCTTGAACTTATGATAGAAGTTGCACGAGAAAGTGAGCATCCACGTGCATTTGAAGTCTTATCTGGTATGATAAAAAATATTTCTGATGTTAACGATAGATTAATGGATCTAAATAAAAAGAAAAAAGATATTGATAAAAAAGAAGAAGTGAAAAAGGTTGCAAATACAACAAATAATCTCTTTGTAGGTTCTACGACTGAGCTTCAAAAGCTACTAAAGAATGAATCGGAAATAGTGAATGTCACTCCAAAACAAGAATGAAAACTATCTAGGCAATCCTAATATAAAAAAAGACGGTATTACTTCTAACTTCACACAGGAAGAAGTTCTAGAATATGCCAAGTGTATGAAAGATCCTGTATATTTTGTAGAAAAATATGCAAAGATTATTTCTTTAGATAGAGGATTAGTTCCATTCGAATTATATCCGTATCAAAAGAAAATGTTTAAACAGTTTGAAGATAATAGATTTAATGTTGTTCTTGCTTGTAGACAATCTGGTAAATCAATATCAGCCTGTGGATATTTACTTTGGTTTGCACTATTCCAATCTGAAAAATCAATTGCAGTTTTAGCTAACAAAGGTGCTACTGCAAGAGAAATGTTATCAAGGATTACAATAATGCTTGAAAACATACCGTTCTTCTTACAGCCTGGTTGTAAAGCTTTAAATAAATCGAATATAGATTTCAGTAATAATAGTAGAATTATAGCTGCAGCAACTACAGGATCTTCTATTCGTGGACTTTCAATTAACTTATTATACTTAGATGAATTTGCATTTGTTGAAAGAGCTGCAGAGTTTTATACTTCAACATATCCTGTTGTTTCTTCTGGTGGAGATACAAAAATTATAGTGACTTCAACTGCTAATGGAATTGGTAATACATTTCATAAGATATGGGAAGGATCGATTCAAGGTGTAAACGAATATAAAAACTTTAGAGTTGATTGGCATGATGTGCCTGGAAGAGATGAAAAGTGGAAAGAAGAAACTATCAACAACACTTCACAAATTCAATTTGATCAAGAATTTGGAAATACATTCTTTGGAACAGGTAATACATTAATTAATGCTCAAACATTATTAGATTTGAGAGCATCTCCTCCTAAAAAATATTTAGAAGGTGGTGATTGTTTAATTTATAAAGAACCAATAAAAGATCATGAATATATTTTAGTTGCTGATGTATCAAAGGGAAGAGGACAGGACTATTCTACCTTTAGTCTGATCGATATTAACGTTCGCCCTTTCGAGCAAGTGGTTGTGTATCGCAATAATACTATCTCGCCATTACTCTTCCCTAATATTATATATAAGTACGCCAATGTCTACAACAAAGCTTATTGCATTATTGAGTCAAACGATCAAGGTGCAGTTGTATGTAATGGTTTATATTATGATTTAGAATACGAAAATGTTTATGTTGAATCTGCAGTAAAAGCTAATGCTATTGGCATTGATATAAATAGAAAGTCAAAAAGATTAGGATGTAGTGCGTTAAAAGATCTTTTGGAAAATAAAAAATTATCGGTAGTCGATGAGCAAACAATATTAGAAATATCTACATTTGAAGCTAAAGGACAAACATATCAAGCCGCAGTTGGTAATAATGATGATTTAGTTATGAATCTTGTAATGTTTGGTTATTTTGTATCATCATCTTATTTCTCTAACTTAACAGATATTAATATTAAAGATATGATTTTTAGACAAAAATTAAAAGAGATAGAAGAAGACATTGTACCCTTTGGCTTTATCGATAATGGTAGTGAACATGTTAATAGAATAGAACCGAATGAAGAGCACCCATGGGCTATAGAGTATGATAGAGATTTGTAATATTATAAATAATGGTAACACTTGAATATTCGTATAATGTTAACCGTATAAAAGAATGAGGAAAATAGAATGGCACTCTCTACACCGTCCGAATCACCTGCGGTTGTTGTCAAAGAAATAGACCTGACTGGTGGCGTGCCTAATGTCCAGTCAACTACAGGCGCAACTGTAATAAATTCACTATGGGGTCCAGTTGAACAAAGAGTTAAACTTAGTTCTGAACAAGAGCTAGTTGATATCTTTGGTGCACCAGATTCCGCAACAACGTTTTCATTTCATAGAGCTAATTTCTTTTTGAAATACTCTAATTCACTTCAAACTGTAAGAGTAATTGATTCTGTTGCTAAAAATTCAGTATCAACTACTGGCCAAACAGCTGCAGCTACAGCTGCTGGATTACCAACAGAAGTTATAAAAAATGAAACAGATTTTAACTCGCAGTTATCCAGTTTAGATGGAGATCTGCATACATTTATAGCAAAGTATCCAGGAGCTCTTGGAAATAGTTTACAAGTATCAATTTGCCCGTATTCTGTAGGCGATTCAGCTTTTGAAACTTGGACATATAAAAATGAATTTGACGATGCTCCAGGAACTTCAAATTTTGCTAGCAAAAGAAATGCTCTTAACGATGAAGTACACGTAGCTGTTATCGATAAAGGTGGTAAATTCACTGGTACTCAAGGAACATTACTAGAAAGATATTCATTTTTATCTTTAGGCAGCAATGCAAAAAATCCTGATGGAACTACCAATTATATAAAAGATGTTATTAATAATACATCAAAATTTATTTGGCAAATAGATTTTGATTCTGATTTTCAAAATACACTAGGCGATAAAGCCGCAGCTGGATCAGCAATTGACAGCGGTGATAATTTTGTAAAAACAACTGGTATTATTAATACAAATATTGATTATAATTTTGGTGGTGGAGTTGATGTTGACGTATTTACAACTTCTGATATTTTATCAGGTTATGATCTTTTTGAAGACAAAGACCAAGTTGAAATAGATTTTATATTTTGTCCTGGTATGACTTCTAGAACAGATCAAACTACAGTAGTAAATGATTTAGTAGCTACTGCTCAATCATTAAGAAAAGACTGTGTAGTTGTTGCTTCACCAGCAAGAAACGATGTTCTTAATATAAATAGTGCTAGTAATATAATTACAAATATTGTAGCAACTGGAGATACATTTACGAAATCTTCATACTTAATTATGGATGGAAATTATCTTAAAGTGTATGATAAATTTAATGATCAATACATAGAGATACCTGCTAGTTCATCAACTGCTGGAATAATGGCAGCTACTGATTTAAATAGAGCACCTTGGTTTTCACCAGCTGGTTCGCGAAGAGGACAGTATTTAGGAATAACTTCAATTGCTTTTTCACCAACAAAGCCTCAAAGAGATACTCTTTATAAAGCCGGTGTAAATCCAATAGCAAATATTCCAGGAGCTGGTGTAATATTGTTTGGCGATAAAACAAAACTTGCTAGACCTTCTGCATTTGATAGAATCAATGTAAGAAGATTGTTTCTAGTTCTTGAAAGAGCAATTTCTAGAGCAGCAGAACAAGTACTCTTTGAATTCAACGATGAATTTACAAGAGCCGAGTTTGTTAACATCGTTGAGCCAGTATTACGTGAAGTAAAAGGTAGACGAGGTATCACAGACTTTAGAGTTGTAGCAGATGAAACTAATAATACACCTGCAGTGATC